CTCAGGCAATGTGTGTGGTATTCCTTTCACGTTCAACGCCGACGTTAACTCATGCGACTCTTCTCACGGTCGAGCCCTGTTTACTTCAATGCAGGCTGCTTACCAAGAGATTGATGAGGCAACGGGTTTGGTTTTAGTTGAGCAGTGTAGGAAACCCATACGAGTCCCAAATCCCGCTAACGAGAAAGAATACTTCGACGTGTACCCTGCTGGCAAGGGTGAAGCTAAACTCGGGAGTGGGTCTCCATGCACTACCTTCATCAACTCCTTGGCGACTACGGCCATAGCCATGGCAGTAGCGTCAACTTTTAAGAGGAGATCCGTAGCTTACGGTGACACATTCATCCCCATCGGTCCTGAGGACATAGAGGGCATAATTAGGACTGCAGCGCAGGCCGTAGGTTATGACCTTAGTCTGACAGATTGTTCGGAGTTTGGTGAATTTTACCCAGAGCGGATGGAATTCCTCAAACACTTTTACTGCCCAGAAACCGACCAAGCTGTGATGTGCCCAGGAGCGTATTTACGCAACATTGGGCAAATGCCGGGTAAACCGGATGCGGCTAGGCTCGGTTGGACGCAGGACGAGTGGGATGTTGCTGAAGAACACCAACGCATGCACCGCGCTGTTTCAGCAGTCGTGAATGGTCTGGTTCACGAACCAGGTAATGCGGTTTTGGATGTGCTGCGAGCAAGGTTCCATGATAAGAGCGCACCAGCATTGGACAGGCATGGCTTGCCCCTAAACGAGTTGGATATGTACGATATGGATCAACCCGTCCACCCCTCGGGAGGCAGTGGGTTGTGCGCGCCGCGCGTGCACAAGTCGATCCTTCGGCGTTATCACATCACGGAAGGGGAACTGGCGGAGCTTGCAGATGTTGTCGCTGGAATACAGACTGGGCATAGGGTTAGAACTCTGGCTCTTTCCAAGATGCTGAGGGTCGATTATGGCGTGAGTTTTGAACACTCCGGGGATGCCCGTGAGCAACATGTTGCACCGCCAATCGGCTTTAGGTACTTGGAAGACCCGGATTTCTAGTCCTGTGCCCACCGCAGTCAGGGCGGGCAGTTACCTGATGTAGGGTGGGTTTGGCATACGCGTCGCACGCAGCTGAACTCACCTTTCGCCCCAACCCTCCCCGCACGTCGCACGGTAAGGGATGAAATACAGCATGGTGCCTGGGGGCTTTAGGTTACTGGGGGTTGTCGCGTCGCCCTCAAAGAGTCGGGAGATCTTTTCAAACAGCCCGGCATCCTGTTG